TAGCGGGTTGGAAAAAATCTGATCTAGATATTTCTGTACATGATGGAGTCTTGTCTATCAAAGGTAAGATTTCGAGTAATGCTGATAACTACATCCATAAAGGAGTAGCTCAAAGAGCATTTCTGAAAAGACTACAACTGTCTGAGTACGTTGAATGCACAGGAGCTAAACTTGAAGACGGAATGTTGAAAGTGGAACTCGTTTACGATCCACCAGAAGACAAAAAACCAAAAAAAATAACTGTAAAATAGTTATTGCCAAAAATCACAACGCGTCGCGCGTAAGTCCTACATTTTCAGGGATACGCGCGAAGTTGTGAAAATCCAAAAAAGCCTTTTTTTAATTATTTTTTCCCTACTGCCATGCGGATTATTCGCTGCCACAATTCACTTTGCTCACTTCTAGAGCATTTCTAAAAAGTGCGTGTGGTATAATAGGTTATGAAAAAGAAAGAAGAAGAAAAACTAACAGAAGAAGAAAAACGTAAATTACATAACCAATGGATCAAGTTTTATCGAGAAAACTACTGGGTGAAACAAGAGAATGGCCGTTGGAAATTTGTAAAATGGGAAAAAACTAAGTTAGATTAATTAAATCCAAGCTTTCAGTTCTTCACCCATAATTTCGGTAGCGATGTTAACTTTTTTGCGGAGGGACTTGACGATTTTTTCGTCAACAGTGTCCTCCGCAATAATATCAATATAAGTCATTGGTTTCTTTTGACCTATTCTATCTATCCTTGCTTCAGATTGTTGGCGCTTTTCTAAATCGTATCCATTTGAATAATAAATCATTGTAGAGGCACCTGTTAAGGTAAGTCCGTATCCTGCGGTCTGTGGTGTGCCTACTAAAAAACGAACTTTGCTTTCAGGATTCTGTATTTTTTTTATTGCTTTCTGTCTATCTTCCATAGACGTATCACCATAATACGTCACCACAGAACCAGGATACTTATTGTTAAGTTCTTTCACAATTGTGTCTATATCATGACGCCAATGAGCCCAAATAATGGCTTTACCTTCAATTTCTTCAACAACATTTAATAGCTCATCAATTCTATTGTTTTTAATTTTTTGAATAGTACCATCATCAGACTTAAAATGACCGCAAGTAATTTGTTGCATTCTCATTAATTGAGTAACCACATTCATGGTTGTAACTACTTTTCCATTTAATTCAGCTAAAGCTGTTTTTTTCATTTGTTGATAAACTTTTTTCTGTTCTGGAGTTAACTGTATAATTCTTTTCATAAAGGTTTTTGGTGGTAAATCCAAACAATCATCTTTTAAAACTCTATAAGAAAAAGGCTTTAATTTTTCTGATAATTCCCCCAGGTTATGATAACCAACTACAATTTGTACTGATCTTCCACCAAAATTTGCATTTCTCATTAATGCATACCTTGTTCTAAAACTATAATATGAGTTATGGTCCAACAAAAAGGGATCTAAGAAAAAGCATTGAGTGTATAAATCCAAAGGTGACTTGGTGACTGGAGAACCTGTTAATATTCTCCTATACTTACATAATCTAGAAAGTCTTAAAATATTTTTGGTTCTTTTTGCTGAAGGGTTTTTAATAGTTGTAGATTCATCCACAGCAACTAAAGCATTATGACAAGATAGAAATTTAGCCGCAAAATCTAATCCCTTTCTAGTTGAAAAAGCCTCAACATTCATAATTAAAATATGTAAATCTTCCTCAGGCTCGAATAACACTTTTAGCTTATTCTCTTGTTTTTTATTAATTAAAGCTTGCCACAAAACGACCTTATTTTCGACATGATCTGGTAAATGTACTGGTATTTCTGAATCATACCAATTTTTATATACACCTTTAGGTGCAATAATTAAGGCACCATTGATTTTACCTTTATCATAAAGCATAGCAATATTATCAATAAGAACCTTTGATTTACCGGTTCCCATTTCCATAAAATATGCGAAGACCTGTCTTTGCCACGATTTATCCAAAGCAACTAATTGATGCTTGTATGGATTTGTTTTAAATTTATATTTCATAACTTTCTATTGACATCCTATATATTATGAGCTAAAACTTGTCAAGTAATGAAAAAAGAAAGTATAAGTTACAGTGATATTAAACATGAGCCCTTACCTAAAGTTTATGTTGTGCAAGAAATTGCAGGAACTAGGGAAGGCAGACCAAAGATAAATATTATGGGTGCAGCAGAATATGGTACAATAAAATTTTTATTACCAGAATTGTCTCAAATTATTTTTTCTCCTGGTCCTTTAATAATAAAACTTAGAAAGTTGTTAAAAGATTACAAACCAACGGACTACTTGTTATTAACTGGGGATCCTGCTATAATAGGTGTAGCATGTTCAATTGTATCTGAACTTACAAACGGCAAATACAATTTACTAAAATGGGATAAACAAGAAAGAAAATATTATCCTATAAATATTAATTTATATGAGAAAGGTGAAATTGATGAATAACGAAGACTTACAGAAACAGTTTTTAGAAGATTCTCCACAAGGAGTTGATAATCTTGCTAATGTTCAAGATTTAGCAGATTGTGTTGTTCGTCTTCAAAAAATGGAAGATGAAATAAAACAAGATGAAGAAGATTTAAAAATTAAAAAAATAAAAGCAGATAAATTATCAGAAGAAATTATTCCTGAAATGATGAATTCCATGAAGCTAAAAACAATGAAATTAGCTGATGGATCTGCAATAGAAGTAAAAGAGATTTATAGCGCCACAATACCTGTAGCAAGAAAAGAAGGCGCATTTAACTGGCTTCGAGAAAACGGCCTGGGTGATCTTATTAAAAATGAGATCACTGTTTCCTTTGGTCGTGGCGAAGATAACAAGGCGAGCGAATACGCAGACCTTGCACGAGGTCGTGGGTTTGAGCCTTCACAGAAACTGAAGGTGGAGCCCATGACACTCAAAGCATTGTTTAGAGAGCGTTCTGAAAATAATCAGGATTTGCCATCTGAACATTTTAACCTGTTTAAGGGAAACAAAACAAAAATAACAAGGAGTAAGTAACATGAGTCAAGAAACAAGTGACATCATAAAAAAAGAAAGCGGAGCATTAGCTACTTTGGACTTTGTTAAAGATTCAGGAATGGGTCTTGAAAACATTGACAAGGGAGATCTTGCTCTACCGTTTCTAAAACTACTACAAAGTGGTTCAGATGAAACAAAGAAAAAACATGCTAAACACGTGGAAGGCGCTGAAGCCGGCATGTTTTATAATACAGTTACAAAAAAACTGTATAACGGAGAAAAAGGAATTGAAGTAATTCCTGTTTTCTACAAAATGACGTACCCAGAATGGGCTCCCTTTGAAAGAAGTGAAGGAAGACCAGTTCATCCTGATAGAGGAGCTGAGGTACTTCAAAAAACAACACAAAATAGTCGCAATAAAGACATGTTGGATAATGGTAATGAAATTATCAAAACAGCAAATCATTTTGTGATTATAAATAGTGATAGACCTGAAAAGGCCTTACTCACTATGAAATCTACTCAATTAAAAGAGAGTAGAGGTTGGAATTCATTAATGGAAAATGAATTTGAGATCGATCCTAAAACTAAAAAGGCTGTTCCAGCACCTATCTTTTCTAGAGTATATACATTACGATCTGTAGAAAACTCTGGAAGCAATTTTAACTGGCATGGATATAAAATTTCATTAGCTAGAAAAGTTGATAATGCTGGCATTTACCAAATGGCCAAAGATTTCCATAATTCTTTAAAAAACGCTGCTCAAAAAAGAGCAGACGCTTCTGAAGAAGAAGGTAAATCTAATTACTAGTTTCCTTGATCAGGAAATGTGGGCGGCGTAGGGAGACTGAAACCGCTCATAAAACTGACGCAATCTAGTAGTAAGGGATCATTATGGTAAATGAATTTATAAAATTATTTTCTGGTTACGATGGAAACTTCGGTATCGCAGATATGTCCAGTGCAAAACTGGACTCTGAAAAAAACAAATTAAAACCTGATTATGAATGGTCAGGCAGACCCATCACTGACGAAGACTATAAAAAACACATAGAAGGTGAAATTTCAATTGGAATACAGCCTTGTAGATTAAATAAAACAGCACAGTTTGGATGTATTGATGTTGATCCAAAAAATTATAAAGATTTTAAAATAGAGTCTTATTTAGCATTATTTCAACAATATAAACTGCCTTTAATACCTCTTTTATCTAAAAGTGGAGGACTTCACTGTTATCTATTTCTTGAAGAACCTATTCCAACAATAGATTTAATTGAAGCATTAAAATCTTTTCTACTTCCATTAGGATTGGATCCTGATACAGAAATTTTTCCTAAGCAGAAAGAATTAAAGGAAGATGAAAAGGGAGAAATTAAACCAGGTAACTTTATCAATTTGCCTTATTATAATAATGGGGAAACAAATCGATATGCGGTGGATAAGAATAATTCTAAACTATCTTTAGAGCAATTTATAGAAGTAGCAAATCAATTAAAAATAAATAAAGAAAATTTACAGAAACTAGTAGATGAAACTTATCAAAATATTTTAAAAGGAACTAATATTGAGTTTGAAGATGGACCACCATGTTTGGCTCTTTGTTCTAAGAGAAAATTAGATGATGGTAGAGACCGTTTTATGTATAATTATATGGTCTTTGCTAAAAAGAAATATAAAGAAAAGTGGCCAGATCATGTATCTAACGCGAATTATAATTATTTAGAAACACCTTGGGATAAAGCAAAATTAGACTCTAAAATTAAAGCATGGTCTAAGGAAACAGCAGGACATACTTGTTATGAGGATCCAATACAAAGTAAATGTATGAGGACTCTTTGTTATACAAGGCCGTACGGAGTTAAGTCTGATAGTATAACTTCTTTTCCTGAGATAACAGATTTTCAAATTATTATGTATGCGGAACCAGAGTATAGGTTCAACGTGACTCTTCCAGATGGAAGTAAGGCAGAAGTAGTTGCAGCGAATAGAAAAATGATGACTCAACAAAAAGATTTACTTGATTTAATTTGGGAACAGACAGGTATATATCACGAACCTTTAAAACCAAAAGATTTTAGAGCAACATTGACTTTATTAAGAAAAAATTGTCAAACAATAACACCACCTAAAGGAACAGGTATAGATGATTTATTGGGAGAAGAATTATTTCAATATTGTGTCAATGGTCCTCAGGCACAAGAAAGAATTCAAATTAAAAACGGATCTTGTCTAACAGAAGATGGGTTTCATTATTTTCAATGGAGATCTTTTTTATCACATCTAGGAAATGGATGGAAAACACCACATGAAAAAATTGCTCAGAAATTAAAAGAAAAGTGCAAAGTTAAATTTGGTCATTATATAAAAATAGAAGGTAAAGCTGTTAGTGTATGCAGAGTTAAACAACTTCACATAGATAAAATAGAATACAAACCAGTAGACAAAAAAGGAAGCAATTATTAATGCGATATAAAGTTATAGGTCCACCAGGTACAGGTAAAACAAGAAAATTGTTAAATGAAGTACATCGATATGCAGAAAAAGGAGTACCTTTAAATAAAATAGGATATTTTGCTTTCACTAGAAAAGCTGCTAGTGAAGCAAGAGATAGATACTTAAAAGTAAATAATCATCTAACTAAAAAAGACATAAAATATTTTCAAACTATACATTCATTGGCTTTTAATTGTTTGGGATTAAAAGAAGAAAACGTTATGCAAGATTTAAATTATAAAGCTATTGGAGAAAAATGTGGAATACAGGTTCGATATGCAGCTTATGAAACAAATTCTTGGAATGGAATTTTCTCTTCTAATAGTGAATATTTAACATTAATTAATTTAGCAAAATCAAATCAGATAGAATCTATTCAACAGTTTGATAAAAATGAACATCTAGGAAAATTAGAAAGATATAAAGTAGATGCTATCTCAAAAGAAATAGAAGACTATAAGAAAATACACGAGCTTATTGATTATCACGATATGTTAAAAAATTTTTTAGATAAAGAAAAATCTCCAGAGTTTGATGTTATTTTTATAGACGAAGCACAAGATCTATCTATCATTCAGTGGAGTGTAATAAATAAAATAGAAAAAGAAACAGGATGTGATGTGTGGATCGCAGGAGATGATGATCAAGCTGTTTTTGGTTGGGCAGGAGCGGATGTAAATTCATTTATTAACTGGAAAGCAGAGGAAATACCTCTAAAACAATCAGAAAGAGTTCCTACTGAAATACAACAAAAAGCGTTGTCTATTATTAATAGAGCAGAAGGAAAAAGAATTCCTAAAGATTATTTACCTAAAAAAGAAAAAGGCGAGATAAATCCACGATATAAATTAAGTGATATTGATTTAACTAAAGGTGATTGGTTAATACTAACTAGAACAAATCATCTTTTAAAACCAATACTACCTTTTTTAAAAAGAAAGGGTTTCTTTTTTGAAACAACAGATGGAACGAGCATGGGGAAAGCTCTTTTTGATGATGTTCATCACTGGAATAGAATGAGAAAAGGAGAAAAACTTCCTGAGATTCAAGAGCAACGCGTTAAAGAAAGAATGAAAAAAGTAGATTTTACTAAAGAATGGTATGAAGCTTTTACAAATGTAGCAGACACTAAGAAAGAATATTTAAGAGCAATGCTTATAAATGGAGAAGATCTATCTAAAGAACCTAGGATAAAAGTATCCACAATTCATGGAGCAAAAGGCGGTGAAGCCACTAATGTGATTTTATTTTTAAATCAAACTGCAAATACAATGAAAGCCATGAAAAAATCAAAAATAAAAAGAGATGAAGAATATAGGGTTTGGTATGTAGGGGTAACAAGAACTATACAAAATCTATATTTGATTAAATGTAATAATAAAACGAAGGAGTTCATAATATGAGCGCATACAAAAAACAGGTGGGAGGATCTCATTACAGTAGGTTTAAGGTGCAGCCGAGTAAGTTTATAAATGACAATGAGTTGCTTTTCGCGGAGGGGAATGCTATAAAATATATCTGTAGGCATACATATAAAGGAGGAAAGGAAGATTTGAAAAAAGCTATACATTATATAGAAATGATAATTGAGAGGGATTATGTTTAAAGCTCAAACTGAATGGGCTAAACCCGAAGAGTTTCCGGATTTACGTCAAGCGGATACAATTGCCATAGACTTAGAAACACATGATCCAGATTTAAAATCAAAAGGGTCTGGTTCTATTGTTGGTAGAGGTAAAGTTGTTGGTATAGCGGTAGCTGTAGATGGTTATTCAGGTTATTTTCCTTTTGATCACAAAGGTGGCGGAAACCTTGAAAAAAGCAAGGTAATTCAATGGTTTAAGGACGTTTGTGAGTGTCCAGCAGATAAAATTTTTCACAATGCAATGTATGATGTCTGTTGGATTCGTTCCATGGGAATAAAAATAAATGGAAATATTTATGACACTATGATCGCAGCATCATTAGTAAATGAAAATAGATTTAGGTATGATTTAGGTTCACTAGGTTGGGAGTACACAGGTAAAGGAAAAAATGAAACAGAATTAATTGCAGCGGCTAATGAATGGGGAGTAGACCCTAAAGCAGATATGTGGATGTTGCCTGCGATGTATGTTGGTAACTATGCTGAACGAGATGCTGAACTTACATTAAATTTATGGAAAGCCATGCAAAAAGAAATAAGCGACCAGGATCTGGGATCTATTTTCGAACTAGAGACTGATTTATTTCCTTGTCTTGTTGATATGAGATTTAAAGGCGTTCGTGTCGATATTCAATCAGCTCATAAATTGAAACAAGAGTTATCCATACAAGAAAAACAATTATTATCAGAAGTAAAAAAAGAGACAGGAATAGAATGTCAAATATGGGCAGCAAGATCGATTGCCAAAGTTTTCGACAAACTGAAGCTGTTTTACGACCGCACTGAAAAGACAGGCTCTCCATCATTTACCAAAAATTTTCTTTCTCAACATAATCATCCAATTGTTAAGAAAATATCAAAAGCCAGAGAAATAAACAAGGCCCATACTACATTTATTGATACCATTATTAGATATGAGCATAAAGGTAGAATTCATGCGGATATTAATCAGATTAGATCCGATCAGGGCGGTACTGTCACAGGAAGATTTTCATATACAAATCCAAATTTACAACAAATTCCCGCTCGTAATAAAGACTTAGGTCCACTGATTCGATCCCTTTTCATACCAGAATCAGGTTGCGAGTGGGGATGCTTTGACTACTCTCAACAAGAACCAAGACTTGTAGTTCATTATGCATCCCTAGATCAAGACACAAGTGTTTTCGCAGTAAAAGATTCTTACAAAGAAAATATTGAATCTGATTTTCATCAAACCGTAGCAGATATGGCTCAAATACCTAGATCACAAGCTAAAACAATTAATCTTGGACTATTTTATGGAATGGGCAAAGGTAAACTTCAAGCTGAATTAGGGGTGTCAAAAGAAAAAGCAGAAGAATTATTTAGTATTTACCATAGTAGAGTACCTTTTGTTAAAAAATTAATGAATTCTGCTTCCCACAGAGCACAAAAAAGAGGACAGATCAGAACTCTATTGGGTAGATTATGTAGATTCCATCTATGGGAACCAAATCAATTTGGAATGCATAAAGCTTTACCTTTTGAACAAGCTGTTCAAGAGCACGGACCAGGTATAAGACGAGCATATACCTACAAGGCTCTCAATAAATTAATTCAAGGATCAGCTGCTGACATGACTAAAAAAGCAATGTTGGATTTATATAAAGAAGGTATTGTACCACATATTCAAATTCATGACGAACTAGATATTTCTGTAGAATCTGATAATCAGGTTAAAAAAATTATTGAGATTATGGAGAATGCTGTTAAACTAGAAATCCCTAACAAAGTTGATTATGAATCTGGCAAAAATTGGGGGGATATTTATGGATAGGAATTATGGCTTATTTAAATGCAAATATACCAGTTATCTACTGTCAAGTAAGAAGAGAATATCTATATGACCTCGAAAAACATCAAGGAGAAGCTGAAGACTGCATGGTTTTTGGCATTGCATCGATGCCAGGACGCGCTTTACTCTTTCACGCAGTTATGCAAAATGGTGGGGTCTATTATCGTCTCCCGATTAGTGCGTTTCTTCAACACGGGTTTGATGTCAAAAAAGTTCCTAGGACTCGACTTAACGAGTTGGAGCTTTGGAATTGTTTCAGTTACTATCCTTCTGTTACTGTCTTCGATGCACTAAGTGTAGCAGGTAAATATTGGGGAAAAGACAAGAAATGGCATCCAGGATCATATCTTTTTAC